GCATGCTGCGGGAGCTGTTCGGAGGACCTGAACATTACGAAGATAAGATGGTCTCGCGCGGCACTAGTTTCCAACGCAACTTCCACTCGCGCTAAGGTAAACGAGCATACACTGTTTCAGATAAACTCAAAATAATATCAGTAGCATGAGACATATGAACGTCGCTGTGAACAAAGAAGAAAACGTGACATGGCATCGCACAAGTTTTCTCGTTCCAAAGGCCGTGATCATTTCATGCCGATCAGTGCTTGTGTACTAACAACGATCCAGTCATTAATGTCAACATGAGTGGCATACCAAAGATGACGGTTGCCGATGTCCTGAACGGAAGCGCTGTTCAAGCATGGATACGTAAATGGCAAACATGATCGTTGGCGCCGCAGCAACGATCAACGTGGCATTGTATTCCCAGTACAGGAGGAGGTTGACTTTAATCGTCGTTCTTATCTCCGAACACAATGGATCGTAAACGTCATATTTACATTCCTATTTTTAGTCGAAGCTATAATGAGCGGAATTTTCACTGACAATATGATTGTCGTGGAAAAGGAAAACTACGTTGGTGGCCATGGTGAATATCATTCAATACTGAATGGAATCTAACGCACCAAATGGTCAACGAACATAATGTTCCTTACAAAGCCTCTTAGTGGTTCCAAAATGAACCATTTAAATGCCCATGGCCAATATCGACTAAGGGCCTCAATGTTAAATTAACCATTTAAGTTTCCTACCTTTCCAAATACGGAATTTTTATCCCCAATTGGTTAATACCAATTAAATTGCCCCATGTCAAGCATGGAATTTGAACCCAAGTTTTGGGGCCCGGGAACCCCGGTTTGGTTCGGGGCAAGGGCCTTTGAAACCGGAGTAACCGGTTCCTTTTGTTAAAGGTTTTGGATTTATTCCCCGGCAAGGAAAAGTTTTTGATGTGAATTGAAATCTTGGTTAGTTGTTTTAGGAAAACCCAATTAAATTGAGGCATTAACTTTCGGGATGAATATTGCGGTAACGGTTTTTTGAGGACCAGGAAGTGCCCATATGGTATTTCATGTCCACGGACTTAGGAAAGGGCTTTGCTCTCATTAGCTGGATTCATTGAAAGGTAACGTGCCTTTCGGATTAACTAACTAAATTATTGCAAAGATGGATGGAATGAACGTGAATTTGAGGCTCTTAAGAGATCCCCAGGTAAAAGTTACCAAGACAAGTTGACGTTGCACAATTTGGGGAACGGGTAGTTTGCACATGGTACATGCAGCTTTCAAGTCAAAGATGAAACCGACGGGTCGGGATATTGTTTACTTCTTGAGAGCACCGCGTAACGTACTCAAAGACATACTTTCTCGTCGCGCGGATTCCACTAGTTCGTCTTGCTATGAAAATATCCCTAAACAGTTCTGTACAATGGCTGGACAACGTTGAAGTCATCCGAACAGCTCGCGGGAGCTTTACAGAATGTTCAAATATACATTGAATACGAAAAAAAAGATTGAAAAGTCTATACGAGCTCAATATGGCGTTTTACGAATCTTTAGCCACTAAGGTTGAACCGCAGCCTGCAAGCATTCTAGTCAACGCGCCGTTTAGTCTTGCACTGTTAAGTGTGCAAAGATTTAGGACCGTGGTCGCCGTGTGCTGCTGTCGGGAATCGACGAGCGCCATGTTGCACTAATCGTTGAGCGCACGCCCGTTTATGCATCAGCGTAAGTAGTGGCACGTCTTGAATCTAATGACTCGGTAATCGTCGCCCAGTATGCAAGAAACAGTTTTTCTCGCAGCTTGAACTCCAGAGCACTAGCCGAGTCTCGGCACTAGCGCTGCTTGGCTGATGCTTCCTATCAAAGTGGTGTCGTTGCAGTAGATAAGCGACGTTAGTGCGTTGTTCATTCAAGCGTACAGCTCGTTCAACCGCATTCAAGAGTGACTTGCCAACTGTATTGAAGATGATGTAACTTTGTAAGCGCTGTGTCATTTTGTATGAGGGACTAAACATTTCAACTTCGGTTTCGTGAATCCCCGATGCGGTGACTCATCGGGGGTTTACTTATGAAGACGATAACAGTATAAACATAAAGTCATTATTATGCGTTATGCGATGATACTTTAATGGCTGGTGGCACAGAGGTTTCCTTATGAAAAACGATAAACTTGTAATTATTATATGATTATTGTGGAATCATGAACTAATGAGCGGTGGCACGGGAGCGATTGAGGAAGTTATTAGTGCTTTGCATATAGTACATGCTTGTACTATATGCAAAGCAGGAAAATCCAGGGGCAATGCTGCAAGTAATATTCCACGAAAGCAATAAGCTCACACGAATATCCTGTTCGTTGCGGTAATGGCGATGTTTAATGATTGAGGATGAACTTGCAACTCCCAAATTCATGGAAGTGTCTTGAAGCTTCGACTATATGCAGAGCGGGAAAATCCAGGGGCAAAACCGTGAATATCATTACACGGAGAACATGTTTCTCAACCGCAAACTTACGGCAAAACCGACACACAGGTTGGTCGTACTCATTGATATTCCCCGAGAGCAATAAGCTCCAACGAATGTTCTGTTCGTTGCGGTAATGGCGATGTTTAATGATTGAGGATGAACTTCAAACTTCCAAATTCATGGAAGTCTTGAACCTTCGACTATATGCAGAGCGGGGAAAATCCAGGGGCAAAACCGTGAATATCATTACACGGAGAACATGTTTTTCAACCGCAAACTTACGGCAAAACCGACACACAGGTTGGTCGTACTCATTGATATTCCCCGACAGCTAATAAGCTCCTAACGAATGTTCTGCTCGTTATGGTAATGGCGGTGTTTTATGATTGAGGATGGACTTCCAACTTCCTAAATCCATAAAAGTCTTGAAGCTTATGCTATWTGCAGARCAGGGAAAGTCMACAGGAAACRAGCGCMATTATTWTTGCMCGACAAACATTGTTTTYGCMACCCCCAAAMTTACGGRCGAAAWTVSRWWMMMCCAGGAATGTTCGTACATTCCTCMTTAATAATCCCCSAATAGGGGACAMCRAATTTYCTGCTCSAACAAGGTWATWACSAATATTCAATAATTTCGGCATTAAACTTCCCAACGGGGACACGGTTTGGTAGCAAAAAGTGAAATCTAATTGTAATCACTTTTAAAGTGGCCTTTTAAATATTTGCCTCCTCTCATGCACGACTTCATTGTATTGATATCCGGGGTACTTTAACAATGAGCTATTCTCGGCGAAGTCTGCGCTTCTTATGAACTAACTGTTGTTGAAATTTTTACTCGGTGAGTTAGCGAGCAGCGACCGAAAATGAGGGCGGCAAATTTTGGCTGCCAGTCATCGTTCAATGACCGCGACGGGATGTTACAGAAAATCGTTCTTTCTAGCAAATCAGCATTTTCAAACGTGAAAATCTCAGTATTAAAATGTAAGAGTCTTAGCCTCGCATACGTGTACTTAGTGTGAGTCAGTGCGCCGAATACAGGATCGGGGGGAACTCCGGGCTTTCTCGAAATAACCAGACACTATCATCGTACAATACTACAGAATAGTTGTTAACAAAAGTAAATACTATCGAGAGAAAACGCGGGACATTAGTCTGTCAAAGTCTGTGCGGCCGGACGAATTCAATAGTACAACGTCCATTGTTCTACAACGTTCATTGATTTACAACGTCGATTGATCTACAACGTCGATTGATTTACAACGTCGATTGATTTACAACGTCGATTGAATGAGACGCTACGTTGCAAGCTTACTTCAGCATGAATCGCTATACGACGTATCCGCTGCAATCATTATGATTACGTTGCAAACTTTGCCTTGGAATAGAAAGTATCTTTCGAGTATTTTACGACCGGTCAAGGACGTTAATGAATATGGGCGTACTCGTGGGATTGCTGCGTCCTACGTTTGTACTACGTACCATAAGCCAAGTAAACAAAACGGACGTTTGAGTACGAGTTTCTATGCTATTAGTATTGGAAAACTACGGCGTACTCTGATAGTACTAGTACTGAAGACCTTTTGGTTTATGGGTAGGATGGGTTGAACACATTGAAACAAACAAAAATATATTAGATGCATTTATTATAACATAAGTGTACAATCACAGTTTATTTTTTCAAAGCATACAAATGTTCAGATGTTGCAACAGATTGCCTGCGGCGACTTGACATTTCCGAGTCCATTGCTCATTACAACATAACTTTTTACAACTTAGCGTTTTTAATAAAAGCAAAACAATTTTTTTGTTCAATATTATTTTACAAAAACTGGAGGGAAATATCCATACTGCCTGAAACCTACATGGCACGAACATAAATGTCAATTCACATATTTTGGCAGGTTCGTGTTATGGTAGCCTCCAGTGGCAGAAGATTACCTCCGGCTTCCAACTATCCTTCAGAATTCTCCCGCATTTACTTCCTTGTTGGACCCGCTGGGAAGAGAGTTTCGATAATGATAAAGGTTCCGTTGCATTCACTCTGTGAAAGAAAAATGCTAACTCTTTCAGTCGTTTGAACGAGTGACAACAGTCCGCGTGTACGTAGTCACTGGACATAATGGGGTGACGTTGTCACCACAAGGGGCGGCGTTTTCAGGACAACGATGGAAAATCTGGCAGCACCGTCTCTTGCAAGTGAAAAGCTCCTTTAAGCTTGGCTTGTGCATTGATGAGAGTTCCAGACGATCTTTGATAAATTCGTAGAACTGTCTATTTTGAGCACCGTACAAATCAACCCAGTTTGACAAGTCAGAGCAAACGTCGTCATTTCGATTTTTCATAACTATATTCATGTGGCAAGAGGGACAACTCATAGTGAGAGAACGGTCATGTTCGAACAGGCGAGAGATTTTCATCGAGCTCAGGTTATCTGTCAGCTTAGTCCGCGAGTTTTTAGCGTGGGAATGAAAGAAAGCAAACCCACAGATGCAGATATTCATTGATTCCGGGTGTGATAGATGTCGTACTCATAACATTACTATTGGACCGCACAAATTGCGAGAAATGGACGGACACGCATTGATGAGATATAGAGAAGTTGCAGTCAATGCACATGTGGGTTTTCATAAAACGATCAGTGTAAGTGGAAGCGATATGTAGCTTCCGACACAATAGATGAAACGATTGTTTAATTACGTCCGCCTGATCTTCAGTGAAGCAGGATTGTTTCAATAGCATCTCATATTCCCGCGAATCAAAATCACTCGCCAGCGTTTCCGTCCAGAAACGATTTGCTTTTATGGTCTTTGAGCTAGGTACTTTATTTGAGGGCGGTCCGTCCGCCAGGGGGAAGCACCTTTACACACTCGACTTTTATATTTGAAGCAAACGGCGTTAAAGGTTCTTCGTTTGTTGGTAGCCATGGTGATACTTTTTTGGACTGTTTCTTTCCATCTTTATGTCTTTTCTCGCGGGGTGTCTTCTCTATAGAGTTGGTTTTTCGCTGACGCTTTTTCCCATGTTGACGTTCTTTCTTGATGATCGGCGCATCGATCGCCGACGTGACGGTCTCACGTGACACCTCAATGGCTTCAAAATTACTTTCTGCAACTGTGTCAACATAGCGACGTTTCTTGGGTATAATGGCTACAAGTTGTCCACTAGCACCAGCTTTGTTGTCGCCACGCTCATTCATTTCAGAAACCGGAACATACTGCGTTGCTAACGTTGTCCGTCTTGATGTGATCTTGGATCTCGGAACTGCTAGGTTCACCGGGCTATCCAGCTGAAGCATCGGTTTCGGTGGTGGACTTGGAAATTTGTAACGAATTCCATCGTCACTACTTAATACCGCATCGCTACTCTCTTCCATCGATCTCCCCTCCGACATATTTTCACAATCGGAGACATCCGCAATGCTTCCTTGCTTAATGTTCTCATCAGCGTATTGAGTAGACATGATGACAGATGAAATAGGCGATAGTTATAATTTACAACACAAACAAACAATTCATTAATCAAAAACACTTCTTGGAATTTGTGATAAAAGTTCTTACTACGACCAGTTGGCGCAAGCGCTCGGAGCCGACTATCGATTTCGGCCCTAACCGCGCTCTTATAAGGACCGTTGGTCGGATGACGTAAGTCGTTTTATTATTGATAGTCATTACGACGCTCCGTCAGAAGGGCCCCTGTGCCAAAAACATGTTATCTGGGTACAGTGCTCGTCGCGGAATCTAATCAATTATTTGTTTTTCACACACACTCTATCTTATACTAATTTTACCGATAGTGAGAAAGAAAAACATTGCTGGTCGCGGCTCACCGTTCGTGAACTGAGCACGCTACTGGCTATAAACAGTGTGAAGATACATATACATACACATTTATATAAGCTTACTGTTTATACAAAACTAGATATGTTTCGTTCGGACAGTCAATTGTCAGTAATTGGTGGATCTATGTTACTAAACCGTAACGTTACACTCTAAACAGGACGTTCTATGTTATAACTATTCTTCTGGTGGAACAATTCTCGCGAACGAGTTGAGCCGAACTCATAGGCCAGTTGGCATGTGTCCAATTGAAATTAACAACTCGGTAACTCAAAAATAGTAATAAATGCAAGGTTATAAACGTGACAGGCGCTCGTTAATCTCCCGTGACAGATTAGTGGTGTCCGTTCGTCTGTGACATAGGTTCTTGTGCCAAGCAGCGAGCTAGCTGTTGCCAGTAGAAGTCTCCACTGTTGGTAGACAGCACACATCCGTAGAAGAGCTTCCAGCTTCAGCTGTCACGTAGTGATCAGCCCTTGTCGTTCTCGTCTGTGACTAGTCTATTGCGTGCTTCCAATTAACCTGATGTTCCATATAGGCTCACTACTTGACTGCGACAGGCTGCAATACCAGTGTGCTCAAAAATCCCGATACTCTGCTCCGTCTTTGAACCTTACCACAAGTTCTTTTTTCCCGAATCACCAAACTCACCACGATATCGCTCCTAACAACGATACGTTTTGCCCAACGTTGGCTTGGAGAATCCGGCTTACGCAAATAGATGTGTTCGTCCGGGGGCCTGCGTTTCCAATGCCAACAACAACAAATGTTCCGGTATCCGGCAAATTTTCCAAGACCAACAAACGTGGGTAACGTTATTCAAAATTAAAGGTAACTTAATTAAAATGAACGAACGCTACGTTCGCACGGGATCAATTTTCCAAATTGAAGTTTGCATACTTTTAAATGGAATAAGGGCTACAATACCAACGCTTTCAATTATTAAAAAATTGTCCGGGAACAATGATTTTGTAAATGAAACGGTTAATAGTCCCATATCCAATCCGTTCACCAAGGGGGCAAAATCACAATATTAACACACGTAATGACGAGCGAAGGTATGGAAACTTAAAATGATTTTGTCCTGAGCCTATTAAACGGCGAAATGAACAATTAAAGGCGTTAAACACGACATGTTTTGGATGCGCGTTTTGACGCGTAATTCTATACGCTTCCACGGAATACTGAGTTTTTATCATCGAGGTCTCGTCACCCTCGGGCCTCATTTTGTTGTTATCGCTGACAGTTGAGCGATCCGTATTTTTTATGACTATGAATTTTTGTCAGTCGTTTTCATACAATACGGTTGTATAATGGTTTGCGTGACTATTTAGCGTGAAATACAATGGAGTCTATTTTCCATTTGATGTTACAGGACTGATGGAATTGCGAATGTACACGCAACGGCGTGTGCCACGACCATAAACCACAAGCTATGTGTATGCTATGTGGCAACAAATAAAAATACAGCGACGAGTACTCATTCACAACGATGTTGTGCAGCGATCTAAATTGGTTGGAGTCGTTAAATCTATTCTACATCTATCAATGATGTTATTCTGTCAAGCGGGGGTCAGAAATAAATTAGCGAATAGAGTAGGCCCATAAACAGTTCTAGTTAATTGCTTCAAGAATTCCGGAATGTGTGAGCGAGCCCAATAAGGGGAGAAAACTCGGCCAATGGAGTTTGATGATCGATTAAGAGATATGTCCTGGTCAGACCAGACAACGGTTCACTGGTACTGGCTCGTACACTTGTAGTACGTGTATGCAATGACATGAAATGTATGAACACCAGATGTTGGTTTTTCAACTAATAACAAGCTTTAGTAGAACCGAGCCAGGTTGTGTGCTATTTGTACTAGCTTTGGTACTTGCTAGAGACGAAATAACATCCAAACAAAGGAAACGTGAACATCTGGTTAGCCATTTGTTCAGGTTGTGTGCTATTTGTATTAGCTTTGGATACTTGCTAGAGACGAAATAACATCCGAACAAAGGAAACGTGAACATCTGGTTAGCATTTGTTCAGGTTGTGTGCTATTTGTATTAGCTTTGGTACTTTCTAGAGACGAAATAAAATCCGAACAAAGGAAACGTGAACATCTTTCGGTTCGGTTAGCATATGTATGAGATATTTCTAGAATCCGACTGGCGCCCGTGAGACAATCGAGTCGTGGGGAATTTGAATTATTAAGAATCTGAAATCTGAGTCACAGCCTGACTCAAGTTCCGTTGAAGTCAATGCTCTCGATTCAGTGATTTCTGCGGTAACGTGTTGGTTGCTGAAGGTTTTAGATATTGTCATTGCACAAGTCCGGTTCCTTCGGTGAGTCCCATACAAACGTACCACATAGTAAGCCAGGGAACTTGAGTAGCGAGACTCGTTGTAATAGAATGCCAGTGCTCATTAAAAAGGCGAATGGAGTCGCTGTTCTTAACGTCCGATTCAATTCATTTAATTAGCGTTTTGTTTATGGATCTGTTTCTTGTTCTTGTGGTCACAACCCACAGGCCTCGAATGTACTAATCGACTATCATAAAATAAATCATACAATACATCAATTATGCCATTAGACAAGCTTGCGGCATTTTTCTACCACCATTTGTGGTTCTTAACAATGGCACAACAATGTCGCACACAATATGGTCGTCATGCGTGAGACTATTACAAAGAAGCCTATGCATTCATAGGTGCACTTTGACACATTGCGACCTTGTTTGAATCATAAGATGATTTTAGCTCATTAGCGACTTGGTCGTAGAAACCTCTTGAAGCACGTCGCCGAGAGAATAGTTCTTTGGGTAAGCGGTATGATTTTTCGCGGTTATGGAACTGTGAACGAAGCTCACAGAACTGGCGCCATGCGCCAGAAACAAACAAGAGTATCCAGGCCCATAAACTTGCGTTCATAATTCATTGCTTGTCATCGAGCAACTTTATTTGGTATTAACAATGGAGCATAAAAATTCAGTATTGGGAAAGATAAGAAACTTAATGTTTTATTTTTATACATCCGAGCGCCTTTAGTCCGATATTGACATGGGGGCAATTTTATGATTCATTTTAGAAACCACATTAAGAAGCCTGATAGAACATATGTTCGCGGACCATTGGGGGCGTTAGATTCCATCATTATTGGATGGTATTCACCATGGCCACAACGTATTTTCCTTTTCCACGACAACCAGATTGTCAGGGAAATTCCGGCCCATTAACCTTCCAAAAAAAGGGATGTAACCCAACAACTTGGAAATATATTTTCAGCGATTTGAGCAGCGTTGAAACAGCTTTTGCTGGCCATCTTGGACTTGAAGCACGATGGATGTTTATTTCGAAGAAACTGTATACTTCAACGAGACATCGAGGAACATCGAAACATCTTCGAGAAAAAGTGACGCAAGTGGGAATTACTACACATCCGAAATAAACAAAATTATTATTAGACATGCAAGATAAAATGGCGCCATGCGGTCTATCAAAGTCCACCTTATAACCTTTCAAATGTGTACGTTTTTCAAAAACGTTTCCATTCTCATTATTTCTGTCACGAGGTTACTGATATCTCTAATTAAGAATAAGTTCAGCTAGTACTCGATACACTCGTTCGGTTTGAGAACGATAACTGTGAGATCGTCGTCTCGCTGCATGACACATCTTATTGGAAAAGACCAACATAAAACATGGTTGAAACATTGTGCGATGTTGTATCGACGAAACAACGATAACAGTGGTTGAACGGTGTAGGTCGACCACGAATGTGCACCGTTGCACAACAAGCTGTATGCCTACAAATATTCTGATCACGATCAATTGGATAATGATGACATTCTCGGCCTCAAGAAGTTGAACCTTCATTCATAACAGAACTGGTGTAAGTATAGAATTTCCATGAGCAGAAGAAACATTGAAACACATTTCTCCAACGTGTGCATGCAT